CCATCCCGCGCAGCGTGGCCGGGTCTTTGATGTCGATCGGGTCCGTGGCCCGAACGCCCAGGCGCTTTGCAACTGCAGCGGCGTAGGCCTGGGTGTCGTTCTCGTTGCTCGGCGCCCAGCGGTTGATGGTTTCGAGCACGGTGTCGATGCCCATCCCACCTACCCCCGGCATGCCGTCCTTGCCGCGGTAGTTGATGAGCAGCTTGCCCAGGGCGCGGATGCCGTTCTCGGGATGGTCGAAGCGGGCGAAGCGCGGCTTGGATACACCCTCTTCCAGGCCGAGCTGGCCCTGCCAGGCGTTGCGAGGGTTGTAATCGATGTTGCCAGGGTTCTTGTTGCGGACACCGCGTGGTGTGGTCATGTGTTTTCTCCAGGCACAAAAAAACCTGCACTTGGCAGGCGTCGATGTAAATGCAGGCTCTACGGTTTAAGGACCGTGCTTGCCGATTCGGCGAACGCTCGGCGGATCCGCCACTCGTCCATGTAGCGCAGGGTGGCCACCATGCCATCTGGCAGACTGACAGGGCCCCACGAATAGCCGCCGCGCCACTGGTAGCTCTTGCCTGCCTGCAGCCGCATGGCGTTGGCCGGGTTGCGCACACGCTCCCTGTTGATCGCCGTCGTGTACTGCTTGGGTGAGATCCCGCCGCCCCCGATAATCTTTCCGTAGTTCTCGAAGATCTGCGATTCGGCTGCCACGCCATACTTCCGGTCGATCCAGGCAGCCAACTGACCGTTCGCGCTGGTGGTGAGCACCGCCCACGCGTCAGGGTAATCGGCTGGGAGTCCTGAGTTGACCGTACTGTCGAATGGGATCGGCTGCGGGAATTGTCCGCCCAAGTAGAACAGAGTGTCGTTTACACCCGTGGTCACAATCTGGCACGCGTAGTCGGTGTAGATATCCACGTCCTCCAGCGCCATGATTTCGGCATGCACGCCAGACACACCAGGCATGAAGTCGACCTGGAAGGCCTGTAGCACGGGGTAGCGGCCCAGGCTCACGGTGTTGCCAGCCATCAGCTTGTTGACGATGCGGCAAGTGAGCCGGTCAGCCGTGCCACTGGTTGGGCCCGTCAGGGGTACACCGTCGGCCTCAACAACGTAGAGCACAGAGGCTGCGGTGAGCTTGTTGTCTACCCGGTGGTTGCCACCGGTGAATTCGAGATAAGGCCATCCGTCCCCGTTGTTGACAGCATCAAAGATCATAGGCGGCAACCAGTCGGTACCGAATGAGCTGATCGTGCCCCCGTTAAGGATCACCTGGGCGAAGTTGGCCAGGCTGTTCTCGCCATTCGGTCCGAAGACGAAGCCCCGCGTGCCGATACCATCCGGCCAACTCAGGGTCAACTTACCCCCAGCGTCGAGGGTGTAGGAGACGCGCGGCCCCGTCCCGTTGCCTGCGACAGGGAACTCATAGCAGGCCGGGTCGATTACCTGCGAATAGCCGTTCTGTGGGACGAAGTTCATCCCATACTGGTTGCCATATGCCTGCAGCTTGGAGGCGTCCAGCACTAGCTCTATGCGCACATCGCTCTTGGTGTTGATCAGCAGGGTCTGGACGCCAAGTGTACGGTCGATCTTCGGCTGCGGGTCGGCCAGGGCCGAAATGCTGTTGCCGTTGCTAATGACCGAGGCGTCATAGCCGACGATGTCGACTTCCTCTACGATCCAGCCATCGGCAGCCGGCACTACGGCGGCGTTGCCGTTCTGAAAGTAGCGCAGGCCGTAGTACTTTCCAGGCTTAGCGTTGATTACACGAGCATGCAGAATAACAAGGGTCTGCAGTGTGTTCGGCGTAGACACGCCACCACCACGGCTAACCGACCTGAATGGGGCTATCTGCCCGGCGTTAATGGTGATTGAGCTGGTGCTGTCGCTCTTTGCCGGGATGTAGCGGCTCGGGTCAATGATGTAGCTGTAGCCGTTCTGCGCGCTGTTGTTCGCAGCGATTGGCGTACCCAGGGCAGGTAGTTCTGCCGTGTCCAGTGTGATCAGGATGCGTAGGTCGGGGACAACGGTGCTAGACATCACGACAGTCTGGATGCCATCGCGCGTGATCGTAGGAGTGCCTGCGTCCGTGTAGTTGATGACGGTCGTGACCGAGTTCGCAGCGGTAGCGTAATTCTCCTGGTCGATCTCTTCGATGATCCAGCCGTCTGGCTTTGCGGTAGGACCCAGCGAGCTCGAGCGGTTTACGTAATAGGCCAGCCGGTAATACTTCCCAGGCCTGGCTCCAATGATGCAGATGTTAAGGATCGCCTTGCTAAAGGCGGTTGGCTCTGCACTGGTGATACCGTTTCTGGTCATCCTGCGCAGCGGATAAACCTTGCCGCGGTTGATGGTCAGCGAGTTCGTATTCCAGGACAACAGAGAGGAAATTTCGACGGCCACCCCGGCATCGTTACGATACCGCATCTCCGCCTTATCGCCTGCCGCCGAAACAGAGAAGAACCGATTATTGGTGCCTGTTCCGTTCGTCGCAACAAGGCCGTCCGCGACCGTTGTGTACACGCCCATGCTCGCAAGGAATTCGGCATAGATCTTTTTCAACGTCGGCTTGGTGATGCCGTTGATCGTGACGAAGTCAGCATCAGACAGGAACAGGGCATTAGCGTTGGTCACCAGTTCGTGAAACAGCTGACTGTCAGTAGCTACGCTCATAGAAACTCCAGGCGAAAAAAAACCCGCATGAGCGGGCGAGCATTCAATTGATCTGGGCTCCAGGCCAAGACTTGGTGTACCAACGCATAAGCTCGGCAGTTAGAGCTTCGTTCATGACCGGCAAAGGCATCCCAAGGAGCAACTCTGCGAAAGCAGCCTCATCGACAATGGGCAACTCAAACAGCTCCAAGGAGGCCGTGTATCGCCACAGATCGTCACTGACAAACTCTGGGCCTTCGTAGATATCGATGAATCTGGAGCGGGTCGGCTTAAGCCCTAAAGGTGTTCTGATGGGACAAAGAAACCAGTCTGCCCAGCCGATCTCCCATTTACACCACCCCTCAAACAACTTTGCTTCCTCGGTCGACAAGATCCAACTTACTCGCAGGATGGTTGGAACGCTGCCAAACCGGCGACGCTGCATTGCCCTGCCACTCGCCATCGTTGTTCGAACTATTGGGCTGACTGGCTTGAAGCCGTAGCCGTCAGCAACTGGCAACGGAAGACCACCAGGAAGTAACAGCATCCTCAAGCATCCTCGGGAGCAAAATTGTCATCGTCTGCGTAGACGCGAACGTCGTAGTTGATGGCCTCTATTTCCGCCGAGTAATCACCTGGCTCTATTGAGGTCACCAGAACCGGGTAGCACCACCGTGTCGAAATCCCGAACAGCAGGTGAGGCGGCTCAATCTGCTGGGAAAGATCCGGCACAAAGTCGATAGATTGGATCGCGATGCGGTAGTCATCTATTCGATACGCAGCCCACGGACCGCTGATCGAACCGTCTGGCCGGCGCACTGCAAGAACATGTGTCTGCCCTTCGCTCCAAACAAAAGCCTCGCTGCTTTCGATCACTACCGGCCCCTCTCCTGCGGAGAAGCCCGTCATGATTGATGACTGCGCATAGCCAGGAATGTCATCGGCCACCGCGTCATAGTTGAGATAACCGCTGTTCAGCGCGGAGAGCTCAGTACCCCAGCTATAGCTTTTGTTCTGATAGACCTGGGCTCGACGCTGACGCATGCCGTAGCGCCAAGCACGGTCGCGATCTGTGACCCCATCGAGTGTGATTTCCTTGACCGTCTGAAAGGCGTCACCTGGAAGCCTGCACCTCACCGTTTCTTCAGCCCAGGTCCTCTGGTCCCGGTACTTGATGGAAACACCGTCAAAATCGTCAGGCGCAGGCAGGGTGAATGAGCGCTTGAGGGATCCGTTCATGTTCTGCGGCGTGTACATGTTCTTGATCTGGCTGCGCGGCTCATCACGCACCGGAGTAATCCGGCCTCGTTCAAGCGTAAACTCTGCAAATCCAGCTTTGAGAGCATCGTTGAGCGCTTCCTTGACCGTGCCCGCCTCCTCCACTGAAAAGTCGAAGTAGTCCCCGCGGCTGTGCCAAATGGCGCCATACCGCACGAACTCTTCGATATCTACGTCATCATCTGTCGCCCCAACCGACTTCGAAACATAAGACGCCCACGGCGCGATATCGCGGGTAGCCGTTGGCTCCGACCAGGCGCCATTGACCAAGACAGGGAGCTTGCGGGTGGCTATCAGCGACACCTGGCTCTCGGACTGAGCCGAAAGTTTAGTGCCGCCGCGCGCATACACCGCGATCGTGGTGACTCCCTCATAACGCAGCGGGGCTTTATCAATGCGTGCCCTGAGCCCATACCACTGCACACGGTCTTGCTGATTGCTGTCCGACGACTCCTCGCCGATTCGGCGAACCCTCATTTCCCCCCTCATGTAGGTAGGAAAGTTGATGGCCCGGGTGAATGCGATCTGATCTCGACGAGCCGCCTTGAACGTCCAAAAAACGCTTGTCCAGTTCCCGGCGGTGTTTATGTCACGATACTGGGCCTCGACCTTGACGGTTACTTCAACCTGCCGCCCTTTCTTCGAGTAGGCAATCAGGCCAGCGGGAAAGAAGAAGTCCAATTCAACGCGACGGACAACCTCATTCTCCGGGCAGACTGCGAACGATCCGGCCCAGTCGCCTTCAGTTGTGGAAGAGTCCAGCACAACCGATACATCGCTGGTTTGCATGGCGTCGAAGCCCAACCAGTCATCGTCCACTGCACCTGTATCAGTCAATCGAACGACCGTAATCGCCGACGGCCCGTGACTCTCGTCCTCTGGGGTGGCGCTGTCATCCTCCACTGAGTCATCGGAGACTTCCGTTATCCGGTACCGCAGCCCCCTATAGCCAATCGTGGCCAGCAGCAATCCTGGCTGCAGCCCCACCGCCGGAGCGCCACCGTCGTAAGCCATGGTCATGCGGGCGTACTGCCCATCCGTGGCCGCCTCTGTCTTAAAGCCCGTCACGAACGCAGGGCTTGAACCGAGGATGTCAGTGACAGAACCAGTGATAGACAACGGCGAGCCGGTGAATGGCGCGGCCTGCTCTGCAATGCGCAGCCTCCCGGAGGAAGCGTATGCAACCAGACCGGTACCGGACAGTGACGCACTCACCGCCGAAACGAGGCCTGCAAGGTTTGTAACGTTCGTATTCAGAGATACCGGAAAGCTGCTCGCTCCTCGCGATACAGTGAAGCTCAGCGACACCACATCGAAGTTGAAACGAGCAGGCGCCGCGCTTCCGGTGACCATTGACGCGCTACCAGGCACGGCCGGGGTACCGGGCACCTCAGGCTCATAGCTCGCAACAACATAGTTGCCAGCATTGGCGCCAGCGATCTCGATCCGCATGCCGATGAGCGCCTGAAGCATGGGCAGATACGGACCGCTGACAATGGTCGCGCCGCCATCAATCGGGGCAGTGAAGGTATACGGATATGGCAACTCAACGCGCGCTATCATGCCGCTATCCCAGCCAAACGGGAACCAGCCCGCTCCGTCTGGAACGCTCAACACCAGATCGGCAGCCAGCAGAGCATTGCCGCTGAACTGCTGTGCAACTTGGGTGGTGTTGGTGAGGGTAAGGCCGCCAGATCCGGTGTTTGTCGCACCGACTTCGGTCGAGTTATGCCACCACAACCGGGCTGACTCGTCGGCCAGTGACTCACCTGGTCCGTATACCTTGTATCGCGCAGTGCTGCCGAGCGAAGCGAGCGTGGTGTCGCCGATCTTGACGTCCGTGGGATTTATCTCGAACTCTCCGATGCCAACGCACAGCAATAGCTCAACCCACTGTTCCGTCTCGTTGACGAAGTGATGCCGAGGTGGGACCAGATAGTCCGGAAAGATGCGAGTCCTGCCTGCAACCTCGCGTATAACGTCACCCACTTTGACCTGGTTACCCGTGGTCTTGGCCAGGTTCAGATTCTGCCCCGACCGACCCTGATTGCGCGGAGTGGACAACGGCCTTTGGGTCATCATCACCACGCCGACGGCAACCACCGCGGCAACCACAGCCCACAACGCGACCTCCAGCCCGGTTCCCTTCGGCTCTGGATAAATGCGAACGGTATCTTGGGGTGAAAAGTCGGTCTTCGCCCAACGCTCGGGATTGATGAACACACCGTTCAGCTCGACGCTGATAGGCGGCGACTGACGCGGCGTATAGCCTGGAATGTTCTGGAACAGCCACCCTTCAATAGTCATAACCTGATCGGTCTTGTGGCGCTCCAGTGGAGATCCCTCAAGCTTGCTCGGGTAGAATTCGATCACGGTGGTAGCTCACTTTCAGATACTGGTCTTGAAAACGCCGAAGCGGCTTTATGGTTGCCCCGCTGGGCTTCATCTCTAGGCCGTGCAACCGGCCCTCCACCTCGACGATCAGCGCAACATGAATGCAGATGTCGCCCCTCCACACGCAGGCAATAGCTCCTACCTCCGGCCCGCAGCGCTCCATCGCAGATGCCTCAAGGTTTACAGCCCGAGTGAACTCCTTAGGCATGGTGTTGCGCACGTACCCCCAGCTCGGCAACAACGGCAGGCCGTATACCTGGTGGCGCACCAACCGGGTCATTCCCCAGCAATCGAAGCGCGCAGGGCCGCGCCCGCCATCTTCATAGGTGGCGGTGAGATATTGATCGAACATCAGGTGTACCTAAGGCAGGGAACGAAATCTAAGGTGTACTTGCGTCTTGGCCAGGCGAGGTTGACGAAGTCGAAGTAGCCGGCCTGCAGCTGCACGCTGGCCCCTTCCATGAAACCGCTCAGTACGTTCATGCGGTATGGCTTTTCCGCCGGTGCGGACAAGTCGGAAGACAGGAAAATGCGGAAGATCATGGTGATCTTCTCCCTGGCATCCAGCGCTTTATCGATCAGTTGCTGAGCCACGCCAGTCACGTTGTCGATAGCGAAGGTCAGCGATTGGTTACCGCTGTTATCGCGTTTGGGCAGCGCGGCATCGAAGGCGGTCGCCGTGAACGTCGCTAGAACGCCCTCCTCGGTCGTGGCCACTAGATCTTCAAACGCCGAGCAGATGTACACGGGACCAGGCCAGGAGGCGCAGCGAAGCTCAATGGTTGGAATGATCCACGCCTTGCCGCCAGAGGCGTACAGCGTTGCAATTGCGGTCATCGCCCCACCCTTCTCGCTCCATAGTGTTGTTCGTAGGCTTTGGCCAGCGCACCGCCCTGTCGGATGTTCGCCACGCACAGATCAATGATCTGGCGACCATCAGGCCCGGTGGACATCTGCACTTGCCCTGCCCGGCTGGCATCCTCATACAGATTCACCTGGGGTGTCGGCTGGGCCGGAGCTATCCCTGGCGAAGCCACCGGGTCAGCAGCGACCGGCGCCGAGCTGCCAGGACCTCCGACAAAGGCAGCGCGACCGTCACTGATGGCCTCCAGTGTGCCGACGCCGATACGCGCAGTGGCCTCGGCGTCGAAAACGTACTCACCCCGGTGCACCGGTCCAGCTACCTCATCCTTGCGGCCATGCCCCGTATAGCCACCATCCTTGAAGCCGACACCGGCCATGGCCGTCATGCCAACGGCGGATGCCAGTGGCGTCGCTACAGTCAATGCACTAGCCATGGCAGCAGGTGCCAAGGCCGGACCAACAATAGGAATTGCCGCAGTTGAAGCGAACGCAGCAAGACCAGCTTGAAGTGCGGTGGCCTGAGCATTCGCAGCTAGCATGCCTGCTGAGCTTGCCTGCGTAGTTTTGCCGACAAGCAACTGAACCCCCTGGTAAATCAGCCACTGAGCAGCCATATCAGCCAGCGCGTTGAGAACGGACTCTGCAAACCCTCCGAGCATACTGTTCAACGCATCTCCAGCGTCCTCTGCACCAGTAGCAACGTCCGTCATGAAAGTGCTGAGCTCGCCGCGAGCACTGCCTAACGCGCTGTTAGTCAGATCTGCAGCTTGAGCCGAGTAGTTCTGTGCCTCGTCGGCAAAGTTCGCCCATGCTTCACGAACGCCGTTCATCCAGTTGGACTGTTGCTCGTCAATCGCCGCGTAGTAGTTCTGTTGAGCTTGCAGCCTATTGTCGAGCTCCTCCTGGAGGACCTGTGTTTCGCTCGCATACAACTCCGGCTCAATCTGCCCGGTGTTCCGCTGCTCATTCAGGGATTGGATGTCTTCGACATGCTTCTGACGCAATGCCAGCTCAGACCGCATACGGTCGCGGGCCTTGTCCCCCAGGCCGATTCCGGCCAGTTCTTGGGCATAGCCATTTACCGCCGACTGTGTGCCGGCCTGCTGCGCAGCCTTGAAAGCGCTAAGCTTCAGGTCGTCTTCATTGGCCTTCTTGATCTTGTTCAGGGTATCCAGCTCGGCGGCCAACTCAAGCAGGCGCTTTTGCTGCGCTTTCGACAGATTGCCGAGCTTGCCCTCCTGAAGTTCGAAGGAGAGTTTCGCGACTTCCGTGGCGTTCTTCTGCTTGTCACCAGTGGTGTTGATCAGCTCAATCTGGCGCTTGTAGCCTTCCTCCGCTGCCTTGAAATCCGTCAGCTGCTTCTTGGCAGCCTGCTCAGACTTTGATTCCCCCTCGCGCTTGGACTTGTTCGCCTTGTCGTTGGCCTTTTTCTGCGCCTCGATGGCGTTAGCTGCCGACAGGATGGCCTGGCGATCTGTTTCGGTGAGGTCCGCATTCTCGGCGATGTAGCGGTTGGCGATCTTGATCGCGTCATTGTTGTCTTGCAGGCCGCCGAGCTGTTTCTGCAGGGTTTCCAGGTAAGTCTGGCCAGCGCTGCTCATGCCGCTCTTCGCAGCATTGTTCGCTTCGGTCGCGACTGTGTTTTCCTTGGTGACCCCAGTGAGGACACGCAAGGTTTCGGCAATCAGGCCTGAGCGCTGATCAGCATCGCTGACGGCGCCGGCTTGGGTGATCCAGCCCTGCATCGTAGCCGCCGGCAACTGCAGGCGATTACCCACTTCCTTGAGGATCGGGGCAAGGTCGGCACCAGAGGAACGAGCCTCGTTCAGCCGATCGATGATCCCCTGGTACTCGGACAGCTGCTTGTTGTACTGGCCGCCCGAGTCGCGAACAGGTGCTGTCACTGTTGCAGAGCGGATGGCCTGGGCAAGCTCTCCGTAGGCATCCTTGACCTTGTCCGTAGCGTTGATCTGCTCCTGCTGCCATTTCACCAAGCCAGCTTCGCGCTGGTCCTGATTGAGCTTCTGGAAGTCCTCCCGCAGTTGGGATACGGGCTTTTGCATGTCCTCCAGACTAACCCCAGCCTGGTCCGCGTTGTCGCGAAGCAAGAGGAAGCTTGCCGCTGCGGTGCCGGCGATGATTGCCAGCCCCATCGGGCCTCCCAGGCCTGCAAGGAGACCGGCCGAAGCGGCCTTCAAGCCAGACTGAGCGGTTGCTACTGCGGTGGTTGCTGCGGCCTCCTTTGTCCGCGCGGTCGCTAGCTGAATGGACATTTGGGTCTGAACTGCGGTACCTCGCGCCGCAATCGCTTCTCGCTCAGCGAGAATGGTGGCCGTCTGAGCCTTCCGCTGATCTGCTATCGCCGCCTGTAGTGTTGCCTCAGCCTGGGCAACACGTGCGACCCGGTCAGCCCGCGCAGCCTGCACGGCCAGCCCAGTTTTCACAACGTAGTTAGTCAGCGCAGCTGCACCGACGCCGCCCATGGCCACGGCCACAAGGTCCACGTTGTCAGCCAGCGCAATCAGCACGCTTGCAAAGCCTGCGACTATGCCGGTCTGCTCCTCCATGCCGCCCAAGAACGCCTGAATGGCGTTGCTGATGTTTACCATCGCGTCCTGCACGCTGGTGGACATGTCGGCCGCAGCCTTGCGGTTGACCTCCACGGTGCGCAGCAGACCGGTATTGATGTCTTCGAGCGACAGCTTGCCCTGCACGCCGAGCTTTCGGATTTCCTCGGCACTCTTGCCGGTGGCGGTGGCAATCGCAGTGACGATGGTCGGCATGGCGTCCTGAATGGACACCCAGCCATCCGCCTCGACCTTTCCTGTCTGCAGCGCCTTCGAATAAGCACCCAGCGCAGACCCGGCTTTATCAGCAGCTGCAGCGTTGGTCACCAGCAGAAAGCTGAAGCTGTCGGTGATATCCAAAGTCTCCTGGGTGTTGAAGCCCAGGCTACGCATAACGTCTGCAGTGCGGATATACAGCTCTTGGGCCTCTGCCAGAGGCCGGTAGGTTTCCTGCGCAGTTTGTAGCAGGTGATCCTGAACCAGCTGGTACCCACTTGCGCTACCAGCTGCAGCCTTCATCCGGTCAGACATTTGCCCGTATGCATCAACCTGCTGGATGATGCTGCCGATCAGACCGGCACCGGCCACTGCCGCGAACGCGCCGCGCATGAGAGTGCCGGCTTGCTGCGCCGCTGCGCCTGCCCGATCAAAAGCTGAATCGACCTTAGCCAGACTCTGGTCAATCGCCTGGGATGACCGCGCGACCAACTGATCCGCACTGGCCAACTCACGACGCAACTGGGCGGTAGTCGCCTCGATCTGGACCAGCATCCCCTGGACTTGTTGGTCGGCCATTCCGGTCTCCGTAAACGAAAAAGCCCGGCACATGGCCGGGCTCGTTGAAAGTTGTCGTGGCTATTTGTAGGGATTTGCCATATCAGTGGTGGTGAAACTAGCAACCTTGCCCGCTGCATCAAGAACAACGCTCAAGCCTTGGTTTTCGTAGCTAGAACCAGCAAAGCCGACTTTCGTGTAGCCCCAGGACAAGACCTGAGTGCCATCAGAGTTTCTTGTCGTGGCAAGCGGCTGCCCGAAACTGCTCAGCAGTTCCTCTTTAGTGGTGACGCCCTGCTTAATTTGATCCAACTGCGCTTGGGTAACCGGTTTACCATAGGTAGTGCATGCTGCCAGTACGCACGCGGCCAGCAGGACAAACAGTCTCTTCATGTGATGGTGCCTCCTTGATGAGCCGAGGAATGTACCATAGAGGCAGATACATTCAGGACCGCGCACGCCCAGTGAGGGCCTGGCGCAGCTTGTCGGCCACAGCCGAGGCGCTGGGTTTCGGCTTGACCCCTTGTGCCTTTCCTTTGCCGAAGGGATTGGTCATCTGCGACCATTCGAGCCGTGCATCAAGTGCCATGAACAACTCAGGAAGCGGCGTGCGCCAAGCAACATCCGGCGCCCAGCCCAACCACCCCGTAGCGATCGAATAAAGCCGGTCAACGTAACTTCCGTCCTCGATGACGCTTACGCCGTCCCGGCTTGATCGTTTCCCGGGTCTTTGCCGCGCGGGTTGTACAGCGCAACCAGGTAGGCGTTCAGCTGTGTCGACACATCGAGAACGCCGTGCTGCCAGACTTGCTCTGGCACTGCCTTGGCGGCTTTCTCGTCAAGGCCGGCGCCGGCCACCAGGATGGCCGCGCAACCTTCGACGCTGAGCGAGTTGATCGCCTGGGAAGCACCGCGCAGGCCGCCAAAGCGGCTCTCGATCGCCCGCACAGCCTTCAGGGTTGGGGTAAGGGTGAACTCTTCATCACCCAGCTTGACGGTAACGGTACCGTGCAGCGTGTTGTTCATTAGGCAGGTCCTTTGAGGCCGGGGCCGAAGCCCCGGGCACTTATGGGGTTACAGGGGCCGGCAGCAGCTCGAGGATTTCCGAGTTGATGCCCAGGGTGATGTTGCGGCGCACTACATTGTCCGCGGCACCGGCAGCCACGGTGTTGTTCATGACCTTTGCCCGGTAGTAGAACGTGGTCGGGCTGATGGCCGGCGAGGCATCAGGGTCGCCGTCATTCAGGGTCACCTTGATGTTGTAGTCACCCTTGCTGCGATCTTTGTGAGCGGTCTTCACCGCGTTCTGGCCGGCGTCACCGTTATCCAGGCCCACAGTGAGGGCCATGTCGCCGGCGTCAGCCGTGCCCTTGTACTTGCGCACACGGCCATCCTCGAGCGACGTGAAGGTCACGCTGCTGAAGGTGTCGCCGAACTCGCCGAGGTCTTCGATTTCACCAACACGCACATAGGTGTCGGCCTCGAACTCGGTTTTGGTGGTCGCACCGGTCTTACTGCCAATAAAGAGGCGGCAGCCGGCGGCTGTATT